ACAGGAGATGCCAGCGCAGCTGCCGTAACGACGGCACCACTCACAATCAGAGATTTGATCATTTGAAAAAGGTTTAACGTTTTCCGTTGATAGGTTACTAGGACTGTCACTGTGACAGTTGCGAGGGTGTGTCACTGTGTTAGCAGACCGTTAATAACCGTCTGTTGAAGACAGGTTTTGATACTTCTCAGACAGCCCAGTAAACAAACCACGTTGAGGGTGGTCTGCTTGATCACGGCCATCTAAGAAGTACAACTCCTCTAACCATGTGGTGCGGTTAGACATCGATTGGACATCTTCCGCACCAGGCTTACAAGGGATCATTGGATCAGGTCGTTGCATCAGGCGCTCCAAGGCACGCCTGCACCTTTAGTTGGTGTTTTCTTTTCGACAAGCTGTGCATCCAATGCTGCATGAATTTCGGCAACCTTGTCTGCTCCACCAATAGCAGCTTGCGCCCATGAAATAGCCTGCGCCTCTGTGACCTCGTCATACTTGATCATGCTTTCTGCATCTGCAGGTTTAAGACCAGCAGAGCCATACGCTCCAGCGCTGTAGGTTCCTTCAGCATCCGTTGCGTTAACTGTGTAGTGGAGCGTGTTAATCATGCCATCAGCAAGAGTGCGATCACATTGAGCGACTTTCCAAACGTAGGTGTTTGCCATAGTTAAACAAATGCAGGATTAGTGTAAATGGAAAGCCCCGCGTTGCCACGGGGCGGTTTGCCATTAGCAAGCCATCAAAACGCAAGGGATGCAATAGCTGCCATCTGAGTATGTAGTAGAAACGGTGGTGCTTGTCACCTTGGCAATTGTCTTAGAACGCACGATGTCATCATCTTGAGGCTTAGCCGTTCCATCACCAGCAGACATCAATAGATCTCCACGTTCAACTGTGGTCCCTTGTGCAATACGAATGACAAAGTCACCCGTCATCGCGCAGTAAAAGTCGTTGATGTAGGTGTCGTCGTTATCGTCCCAAGCTTGGAACACACCAGCGACGTTGCGATCACCTTCAACGCTGCTTACCTGCATACGGTTGAGCTGTTCGTTATCTTCTTCGCCCCATTCGCACATTTCATCGAGGTTGCTTAATACTGAACCACGCAAAATCTCAGTTCGTGATGCGCCACCTGGAAGTTGTGACCAACGAGCAAGGTGACCGCCATTGTATGAAACAGTTGAACCCGAAACTGTGATGCTGCCTTCTTCAGTGTTGGCCTGCCTAAATGAAATAAGTTTACCGTCATCTCCATGGCGGTTTAGCATCATGCAATGTTGATTGCCAGAAGCAACGGTTGCTTCAAAAGCCGTTACCCCGCCCACGCGCATGGTCAACCCTGCAGTACTGTCACTAAGTTCGGTCTTCCCAACTAATAAATTACCCGAGCTGTCTATAAATACCCTATTGTCGCCAGCAGTTTTAAAGAACAATTGATCACTGCTGTGGGAGTATTCCACCGTGCCCCTAAATCCTTCATTTCCACTGCCTGTGCCGTCAGAAAATAACAATCCGGCATCACCTGAAGTGCTTGTTCTTACTTCGATATAAGAGGCAGACCGATCTGTTTTGCCAACCGATAAAAGTCGATTTGTATGTGCGCTATTTGTGGTATTACCAATATGTACATTACCCGTGTTGTCGATTCTCATCCGCTCCGTTGCGTTGTGATCTCCATTTTCAGTTGTCGCAAACACCAAACGTCCAGGCATGTCCGTAGTGTCTCCGCCTGTTGCAACAGCACCATCGACCTGACATTGAATATGTGCGGCTTCTTCGTAATCAGCGCCATCAGCGCCATAGAAAGCAATGCGTCCAAGAATATCGTTTTCTTGTACGTCTACATTAGTTGCTGTGTCTGCACCGCGTGATTTGTGAAAAATAAAGAACGGAGCAGCACCATCATTACTAAATCTGCCTGTCATAATTGACGAATTCTCGCCGTTAGTGCCGGTTACTTGAAGATGCGGCTCAATACCACTTACGTTAAGGGAAGTAGATCGCCCCACCAACAACCTGCCCGAGCTGTCAACTCTCATCCGCTCCTGATTTGCGGTTCCAAAAGCTATTCCTCTGTTTTCTTTATGGGTAATATAAGCATCAACGCCACTATCAATGCCAATGTGCAGTCCATCGCTAGCCGTTGAACCTGTGTTTCCCTGTTGAATTACTAATGCATTAAAAGCAGATGCTGCAGATTGTGAAAGTGTAAGCAACCCATGCGAAGGATCCGATGTTCCTATGCCTACTTGTCCGGAGCTATTAATTTTCAACCGCTCCTGCAAGTATCCAGAGCCTGTAGGTTTTGTATAAAAAGCAAGTGACCCAGATGTGGAATTCGGACTTGTTGAGTGAGTGTCATTAATTGATCCAATTGCGGCTACATTGACAAAGGCAGATGCGTCTTGAAAGCCAATAAGAGAAAGGTTGCCATTGGTAGCACTGCTGTTTTGGATATTGAGGATTCCAGGGTTGTAATCTGAACTAATCGAGGTAGCAGTGTTTGATGCAACGATAGTTGCTCTTGTAAAAGTAGTAGCTGTAGTGCCTATCGCGACATTTCCCGAGTTGTTAATAATCATTCGCGGGTCAGGTGATGAGTCACCATCAGCAGTAGTGTGGAACTCAAGCCTTGTCGGGTAGTCATCTGCCGCGTGCGTTCCGTCTGCTACACATTGAATAATGCCGACATCGTTGTATCCAGATGGATCATTTGCATAAAAACGCAAGCCACCAATTTCATCGTTGTTGCCAACAGAAGTATCGTTGCGACCTAGACCAACATATCCACCGCCAGTAGCAACTCCTTGAATAAGAGTGGTACTTAAACCGCCACTTACGTCGCTGGTAGTCCCAACCAACACTCTGCCCGAGGCATCAACAACAACTCTTGACGTTCCAGCAGTAGAAATTCCAAACTGATTAGATCCTGGCGAATAAATACCAGTGTCAGTATCAGACCCTGAATACAAACTTACTGCAGAAGCTGAACCCGCTGGATACGCCAACTTGCCATTAGCACTCAACAGACCATCAACATCAACCGTTGAATCAAACGTTGCCGCACTCGTTACATCTAGCGTTCCAGGAACATCAACGTTGCTTGTAAATTCAACACCTGATCCTCCAGAATCAGTCTGCAGCAATTGACGCGCAGTGCCGTTTGCAAGCTTGCTAACTGCAATCTCTGCACTAGCGCTGATGTCAGCATTGACGATCGTACCGTTAGTAATCATCGTGCTACTGACGCTGCCAGTATCGCCAGTAGTCACAACTGTTCCAGTAATATTGGGCAGCGTAATAGTGCGGTCAGCTGTTGGGTTAGCGACCGTTAAAGTTGTCTCATAATCATCAGCCGATGAACCTTCAAATACCACATTAGTGCTAGTTCCTAGGTTCAAGTCACCAGTCATTGTCCCGCCAGCTATTGCTAGTTTTTCTGTATCAACTTCCTGCAAGGCTGTCTGCACATCAGTTGCAGCAATCGTTCCACTCGCAATGAATGAAATGTTGGCTGCTGTTTGACCGGCAATAGCGTTAGAAATATCGATCAAGCGATATTCCGTTCCAACACCGTTAGACAGCAACATGTCAGGCGGTGCAAGCGCTACTGCAGGCGCTGCACCTGATCCTGTGCCAGACGTGTCAACGACAAGATAGTGATTTAGGTTTGCCCCAGTTGGGGCAGGCAAAGCAGATCCTGCACTAAAACCTGCCGATGATCCAGCAGTCGTTACGCTGCTAACTAAATTAGTATTTGCGTTGTACGTTCCAGCATTAACAAGGTTGCCAGATAGAACCGTAATTGGGACAAAAGACGACCCTGAATAAAGATATAAATCTAAGCTAGTTTCATCCCAGAACAATTGTCCTTTAAAATCACCGTCGGGGAAAATAGTTACGTTATCACTACCAAGCGCACCCCCAAATTTCATTGTGGACGAATCCGCTAACTTAGCTGCAGTAACGGCATCATTAGCAATTAAAGAAGAGCCAATTGTTCCAGAAGTCAGCTTTGCAGCAGAATGATCAGGAATGTCCGCTGCATCTAAATTAGCGCCTGCAGAAACAACGCCTTTAGATGTAACTGTAACTTTGGTGTACGTTCCAGCAGTAACGCTGTTGTCTATTGACAGATTACCACTTGAATCAACAGCAAGGCCGTCACTAACAACAACAGCACCTCTGGCGGAGCCTGTAGCAATCGGAAGATCAGTCGAGCTGATTGCCGCACCACCAGTTATCAATCCATTTGCGTCATAAGTAACAAGGTGGCTAGTGCTGCTTGCAGTAACACTATTGTCAATTTGAATTGTGTCCGTGCTTAAAGTAAGTCCACTACCGTTAACAATGACGCCACCTTTCGAAGTGGCAGTTGCAGTCGGTAAATCACCGCCGTCAATCGTGCGATAACCAACAGCCCCAGCAGATCCGACAGGTCCAGCTAAAAATTGTGCCGCAGAAGAGGTATCATCAATTGAAGCCGTAACGGTTGCCGTTCCACTGCTCACAACCGTGCTTATGTTGATAATGCCTGAGGTCGTGTCAGTGAAAGCATTAATAGAGCCTGGCGCTTTAGTGCTCAACCATGCACTGCCGCTATACACATACAAAGAATTATCATCAGTATCTAAAGCCAGCTGACCTTTGTAATCACCAGAACTAGGCAGCTCTGAAACAATATTAACAATTGTGTTATCAGCAATTTTTGCTGCCGTTACTTGATCGGCACCAATCTTCGCTGATGTAACAGCACCGTCAGCAAGTAATGTTCCAGCGATGTCCCCCGCACTAAATAAAATCTTGGCCCCAGGGATTGCGTTATCACTAATTAGCGTGACACCGTTTGCGATCAGGTTTGAAACCGTAATTTTTTTGGTTTCACTTGCTGAGTCATCAACAATGGCAAGTTCATCAGCAGCAACCAAGTCGCTACCAGACAGGGCTGAAAGGTCACTGATTTTAAGATCGGCCATTGGTGACTAGCCTCCAGGGCTTAAGTGTCTGAGCTTTCAAGCAACAGCTTAGCTGTGCCGTCCTGATCCAAGAGTATGTCGTCGCTGTCCTCTTGCAAGATCTTATCGGTGCTTTCAAGGCTGACTTTCAATGCAATTTCTCCGGTGGTCACAAAATCAGCAGTGAACTGAACCGTTGAAGACGGGCTAAACTGCGAAGCGCACGCAGTTAGCACACCATCAAATTCATAAAAAATTTCGTCGTTTGCATTGGCTGAAATTCCACTTGGATTGTGGTTGCCAGATTTTAGATAAAATTTTGCTCTAAATTGACTGCCAACTTTTGTGCGGAGTACTAATTGCAAGAGATACATTGGCAAGTCTTGCACTGTTTCCCCTGTGTACTCCCAGAAACAACTCATGTTTCCAGAACCCGACATCAAAGAACTAATTTGGTTGCGAAAACTATCAGACAAGCTTGTTGTATCAATAACCTCTCTTTGTGTATTTAATTCAAAACCATTTACTTGTGCAATAACACGAAAATCAGAGTTTTGCACAACAACTTTAATTGGGATGGCTGACCCTGGAGTCGCTAAAATTGCAGCGTTTGTCGTTCCGCCATTTACCGCGTTGGCAAATGTTGTGTAAAACCTTATTCCGCCAAGCGAATCAACATTAATAAACCTTTTTACGCTTGTTTTTGTGTAACCAAGAAAAAAAGAAAGAGCAGCGCCATTCGTGCTTGTAATCTCGACTTGATCGCCAGTCAATAATTGACCAAGCTTAAAATCAAAACTTAAGCGTTTTCGCGTTGCATTAACGTCGCTAACATTGACCGTTGAAAAAATGTCGTTGCCGTCGAACTCTCGACGCAGCTCAACTTTCCCATGTGTCCCAAGGTAAATGCTCATTAGATGTCAACCAGAACTGGAGCGCCTTGACTCTGGAACTGAATGTCTGCTGCTACAACATCACCGACAGACATTGACAAAGAAACATTTGTTATAAAAACTCTCATGTCAATAAATTTACCATTAGTTGTTCCATCGTCAATTTTTAAGCGAATTCGAAACGTTTTTGCTGTGGAAATAGTGTCATTTTGATCAAGAGATGCACCATTAAAAATGTCAGCTGCGCTGTCACGTTGCTTAAGAACTTTATTTAAAAAAGTGCTTGCACTATTATTAGAGTTTTTTATGCCTAAATTTTCTTGATAATACAAAATGCGACAGCTACCAGTCGTTGATCTTCCTACAGGGGTAAAAACGTCATCTGTTTGACTTAAGGTTTTCGTGCTAACCAGCGATACCGATGAACTAACGCTCCAATTTTGTACAGCGGCGATTTCAGTGCCAGGGTCGCTGTTGTTGGCCGTGTTATTTAAAAACAGTTTGCCAGTAGCGCCAGTGAAAAAGGCCATCAGAGAACGCCAATCAGGTTTACTGTAACAGTGCTGCGGCCCAAAGCTACCTGCTTAACCTGCGGCGGTCCTTCATAACGATAGCTATTGCCATGAGTTTGAGCGCCCAGAATGGCTTCATTGCCTTCCCACCCGCTGCGGGTTGGATTTAGTCCATTAACGCTTGCAAGAGAAAAAGTTTGGAACGTGCCTTGAACCGTGTCGTAATGATCTAAAAACAACTCAGCATCAACGTCTGGAATGTTTGCGTAAGTAAGCGATAGTTTCATGTTAGTGCGTTTATTGCCATACAAAATTCTGTGTTCAGCACCATTTTGAGCTTTGTAAGTTTTTACTGGATAATCGCCTGACTCAAAGCTACGAGCACTTGGCACTAAATAGTCCTGTGTCTTAAATGGTGCTGTTGCTCCTGCTTTTGTGATTGGGAAAGTCATGATTCAACGCTCCAACCGCTTGATCTTACAACCGCCAACGCTATTTTACTCTGCCCCCCACTGTCGCAAGGGTACTCAGAAGCAACAATATCAACAATGCCGTCTTGAGAGAAAGTTAACTGCTCAACAACATAGATGTTCTGAGATACTTCGCTAGCTGTAACAGTAAATAAAATGTTGTGGTATGTAGAGTCCGCAACCTTGCCATTTGAAACTATTAACTTGCCTGTTTCAACATCTCCGTCCCCTGACCTAAAATAAGTAATATCATAGCCTTGTAAATTGTCTGGCATGTCTCGCACGCTTGTGATTACACCAGTCGCATCAACTGTTCCAGTGTTTGCAGAATTGTAAGGAGTTGCTTCTGTCGTTACTTTGATAAAAGACCCAGCGCCGATGTTCAACCCTTCTGCTGTTGTAGAAAAGTTTATCGTATGAGTTACATAAGCTCTTAGGCTCAAAAAGTACTTAGCCACTAAAATTGCATGATCTCGCGACGTGCAAAATTGAGTTAAATCAAATTCTTCCTGGGGCAGCAAGTCAGTGCCAGGAGAGGAATAAGTACCTTCACTGTCAACTCCTTTTACCTCAACAACTGCCTCTTCTGGCAACTGATTAGCGCGTTCCTGCCTATACCGAACAACAGCCTTAAACGCTCGACGTTCTTCCGCCCCAAGGTACTCAATCTTGTAACTGTCTTCAAGAATGTTTCCGGCAGTAAAAAAACCTTCTGTCTTAATACCGTCTCCTGGCTTAATACTACCAATTTCTATAGTACCATCGTCTCTGACTGGTAAAGCAGGCTTTAACGAGAACTTGCCATTGACTATCAAAAAATTGCATAAAAAGCTTGGCGCAATATCACTGAAGAACTGCCTTAAATTGGTGCGCTCGACGATTGGACCATTAAAGAACAAATTGTTTTTTACAAGAAACTTAGAAGTTTGCACTAAATCTTGTTTTTCAATCATGTAATTTCTCTCGCCGTCCATTCCCAGCAAACCACCCGCTCCAGCGGTTTGATCCGTAAACATAAAATACATCAGGTCTGTCAGCAAATTACTAGGGCCAAACTTTGCAGTGTCACCGTAAAAAGAGCCAGGAAGCTTAACTGTTGGATGCAACCGCTCCACTGCCATTCCATTCTTAAGCCACACTCGCATTTGATCAAGAGCGGTAAAATTACGGCCCGCTCTTAACGATAAGCCGGCAAGAGTTAAATTTGACATATTTGCTTTGCTGTCATTGATTTGCACTTCATTTACATAGACGATTTCGTGTTCAGGAGATGTGCTGTTTGATTTTTCAACAAAGTTGCGATAGCTGCTAATATCTGAAACTTGAGACGTGGTCTCAAAGTCCAGCTCAGAGTTGCTAAAGCCTGGGCTCACATCTTCTTTTTTTACATTTAAAATTTTAAATCTTTGGTCAACTGCGTTGTATCGTGTGAAAAATGGATTGCTTTTATTTATAGTTATAGGATTTGAGAATGTCTCCTCTACTGCCCACGCCCCGCTTGTGGTTTCATTCTCAAATACTTTCCCAATTTCAGGCGTAGACCAACCAAAATCTTGGCCTACGACAGGCGTATTAAATTTTACTTTTGTAGCCTTCAACTTTACCTTTAGTTGTTTATTGTCTTTTGTAAATGTTGTTGTAACTGTCTTTGATTCATCTTTCTTGATATTTGCATCAGCGGCGAGGCCAAATACTTCGTGCCTCCAAGACTGAGATATTCCTTCGAATTGCACATTTTTCGTAATATTGTTAATTAGAAATCTCATTCCTGAGAATTCCATTTGAGGTAAAGGATCTTGTTCTATGAACGGATTGCTGTTTGGATCATAGGCGGCTTGTGCCTCTGTGAGATTAGTCGCTTCACTGCCCCTCTTAATTTCAATTGGTTCGTTTTTGCTAAAATTTCCTCCACTGCCTAGTACCGTGCATGTTGATTTACCTGAATTATTATCGCCATCAATCCTTACATCACTAAATGTCCAGACTTTGCTTTGGCCAGATAGGTCCTTGACGGCATCACTGCTGTCTGTCTTCCTAATCTTCCATTCAAGATGAAGCCATTTAGCACGGCTACCATCAATAAACTCAAGTGTCCGTACAATTTTATAGCTTCCTGTTTTAGTGCCAGAGCCCGCCGCTGGACCTGCAATATCATGGAAAAATGCAGCTAGTCTTGCTTTTAACCTGTCATCATTTGTAAGATTTCGATTGCTTTTTGGCCTGATCAATTGTGAACCGATTTCTGCAATTTTACCTGTTTCAGCAGTAGGCAATGCTGTATCAAAAGCAAATTCGTCTGGATAAGTAAAGTCCTCAACAGGTGGAGCTTGTCTTGGCGCTCGTTTAAATTCATCATTACCCTGAAATCTTTTTTTGTCTTTGTGTTTTTTGCCGGAGACTACAACTTTGATATTGAATTTTGTGCCTTTTTCGATAGCAACTATATTGGAAGCGTTGCTACTTACTGCTTGATCTAAAACGACAAAACGATCACTTGAAGACTCGTTAGGTAACGATCTAAATTCATCAGCAGCAAAAGGAACAAACTTAAATTCTAGTTGACGTTCTTTGTCGTTTATGAACTTAATATAATTGTATTGAGCGCTTGGGGTTTGCCCTTGAATTACAAATATCATGTTAAATGGTTCAAATGGACCTGACTCTCCAGCCTTTCTAACAAAAATTCTAAACATTGAAGAACGACGAATTGTAGCGGAAATTGTTCCATTATTGATCTGAGTGTTGTCTTTTTCAGCTTGTTTTACCTCGCCTTTAGATGGCAGATTTTGAAAATTACACAGACCATTTAAACGCTGAAAGACTTTGCTTTTGAGACCAATTTCAGTAATAAGCGCAGGTCTATTGTTTTTGATTGTTGCAATAGCAACTTGAGTTATAGGATAAAATGCTGCCCCTACTGATTGCGTAAGGTCTCCAACGCCGCTATCGCCAATAAATTGGTTTGCAAGACCGTTTGGATTCACAACAAGTCTCTTGCTTACAATTCCAATTTTTTTGAACTTTGAAGTTGACGTATCTACACATTCTAGTGTGATCTGTTGATCGCTAGCTCCACTTGGAGTATCCGATGGCTCAAATCTTTGAAGCTTTCTATCCACTACTTTCCAAATGCTTCCGCCGATCATAAAATGTTCGCCCAGTTGCATTGCTCCGTCTGCTTCTAGCTGAAGCGATTCAACTGTTGAGTTAATGTCATCAACTGGAGCCTTGCCTTCACCCCCTTCTCTTTCGTAAAAATCACTTGCTATTTTATTGTTTTTTATTACGAATTTAATTCTTTTCCCTTGTGTTACGTTGTCTATTGTGGTTTTAATTTTTTTATCCTTAAAAAGCTGAGGATTATTTGCATCGTCATTATTTTCTATGCCGTCGTATTCCACGACTCCCATGCGTGGGCTATAGTTTCTGCCCGTTCCATCGTGTCTTTGATCAATAATTGCATCTCGACGGCCTGAATTAATTGTCCCAGGAGTTTCGCCTACGTCTCTTAGTTGTTTGTTGTCTTTTAGTGCTCCAGACTCTCCAACTACTTTCATTCTTTGCATAAGCGTGACTCTTTCGGAATCCTTGCTTGCATCTTTGGGAATAAGATTTAATTGATAGTTAACTCTGAAATTCGTGCCATTTGCGATCGTACTATGGCAGCCAAACGTTGTAGAGTTGGCTGGTGTGTAAGCATGACAGAAAAGTTGTTCTGGATCACGCCCTAAATCTACTACGTCAAAAACATCATTTTTTTTGCTAATTTCTGGATCTCCAGAGTCAAGCGAACCCCGCGATCCATATTGTTTGTCAACGCCTTTAATGCGGAAATTAGTACTAGAATCCTTATGCCAATAAAAAGCAAATCGATCTTTAAAGATCGCGTCTAACGCATTGTTCCCTAGAAAAATTCCTTCTAAATCTGGCTTGTCAATTCCAATAATGTCATGTGGGCCTTGCTTACCAACTACGCCCTGTTCGCCAACAACAAACATAAGTTTTGCTCTTTGCGACGTTCCATGGCTAAACATCCGCGACCAAATCAGCTTTGGCGTAACCAGCATTCCGCCAATATCGTTCTTATACATCCCAAAAATTATGGGAACAGGTGAGGCATAATCTGCTAACTCTGCAAGCGTTTCAAACCCCCGTGAAGGCGTAAAACGATTGGCCCCTGTAATGCTGCCAAGATCAGTAACACCACCGCCTTGAGCGCGTGGCATCTTCGGCTTTGGTGTCAGCAAATAAGAAACACCAGTCAGCACAAGGCTGATTGCCAAGTTAATTAAAATCGCTGTTCCTGTAGCTCCTGCTTGAACGTCAGGAATATGGTCATACTCCGCTGGTCTTACCGCTCCACGCCTTCTAACCTCAGCTGTAAATGCTCGATACTCTTCTTCAGTTATTCCGATCGTTGCTATTAACTGCCTTTCGTACGGAAGCAATGGTACGTCGTAAATGCTCGAACCAATGACCACTGCACTTTCTGCGTCATTGGGCCGATATACAGAATCCCTTTTTGCCATGTGACTGCGAATGCCCAGGATTGCTGCGGTAGCAGCAGAATGTCCCCATCATACGCAGGCTTTTCAACTCGCAAACCCCACCGCATTAAATCCCGGCATACGTCCCACTTGCTTGCTTCATACCAGCTTTGCTTAAACGGTGGCGCGTCAATACCCATCCGCTCTAATGCCTGATAGCAAAGATGAATACAGTCGATATGACCATCACTACCGTCAGCACCAAGCCGATACGGCATCCCAATCAGATCACTGCAATCGGACATTGTTCGCAACCGGCAAATTACCGACTAGCTTTTTAGTTAAAGCACGCCTTGGAATGTCCGTTCCAACAGCGTCTAAGACTGAACTCAGTTGTAGATTTAGCGATACGTTGTCCCAGGTTCCACCAGTAATTTGCCCGGTATAATTATGTACGCTTGTATGTGTGCCGCTAGACGGATTGGATGAATCCACAATTAAAACTTCAACTTGAACAACATAATGATCTCTAATAGCTAAAACTGCCCATCCGCGAGATAAATCATTGTTTGGGAAAACAAGGGTAGCTTCCATGCCGTCTCCCGTACGGTTTACGGTTACACCAGAAAAGCCAAACGGTACAAAGTCATACGAGTTGCCCTCGTATGTCATATCTTGATTGATAAAAAAGTTCTGAAAACGGAACTGCACATACAACCCTTTATCGCTGCCTGGATCATCTCGCAGAGCATTGATCGTTACTACATGACCTAAAGCGTATTGGCTCATATTCCAATCCTCTTACGTGTGCTGCCACTCATCTGTAAACGCTTCAGGGTTTGCTGTTCACCCTGTTTAGCACCTTGCTGTGCAGCCTGCTGCATTCCATTCTGGAACTGATCAGCAGTCACGTAATCAATGCTATTGATCCGCTCCACTGTGTATCGCACATCAATTGGTGCGGTTGCAGCACTAGCCAACGACTCTTCTGAAAAATCATCACCATTGCCTGGAATAACTCCAGGCCCACGAACTCCTCGAGAATATCGAGCCATCGCAGTACGCATTTTTGATTGTGGAATGATGTATTCATTTTCTCCAGCCTCACCAACCAAACCAAGGGTTGGTTGACTAACCATTCCTCCATTTGCAAATGGCTTTAATCCACCAGGCACATATGCTCCTTCTTTTGCTCCTCCTGCAAACATTGATCCAATAACAGGGTTGTTTATTGAATTACTCAAATCTCCTGGTTGCACACCAAACCCACTACCAGAAATGCCAAGAGCTTTCATGATCGTGCCGTACAAAATCATTGCTAACTGTTTGGCAATAATCTGTGCCGCCATGTTCATGAAATGCTCGGCAACCGCAGACATCATGTCCGCTAATGCTTCTTTCGCGCTCTTGCTGCCAGTTACAACAGAAACAAAAGCGTTGCTAAAAGCGTTGCCAATAGCGGTAGCGCCTGCAGCAACTTGATTTTCAAGTTTGAGCAATTCGTCAAGCTGCTTTTGCATTTGAAAGCCAGGGTCAGACTCCCTGCGTTTCTTTTCAGCAGCTTCCATTTTTTGCCTTTCTTTTTCTGCCTTTTGTCTCTGTTTTTCTTCGGCATCAATTCCTTTTTGCCTAAAAGCCAAAAGCTGCTTTTCAAAACCTACTTCTGCTTCTAACAATTTAATTGCTTCAGTTCTTGGCTTGTGTTCAGCTTCAAGAATTTTTTGCTTGGCTATTTGAAACTGTAAAGACAGTCTTTCTAGCTCTGTAATTTCGCCTTCTTGCCCTAGCAACCTGTTGTTTAGCTCAAAAAGTTTCAAAGACATGTCTGGCTTAGATTCTTTGCCAGCTGCAGCATTGGCTCCGCTTGGCAATGCTCCATTTGTAGGCTGAATTACATTTGCAGCCGGAGGCTGTGCCCCTGGCGGCGCTGTAGCACCACCTATTGTTGCCAAAGTTTGAATGCCTCCAGACAGCTGGCTTGCAATACCTGAAGCTGCACCACCAACAAAGTTTTTAACAGCGCTAAACCCTTTTCCGGCAAGTTCTATAAGTATCTGAAGCGGTCTAGGAAGTGATGCAAATATGTTAGATAGTATGCCTGTAATTACTTGCCCAATTGATTTAAACGCGTTTATTGTTCCTTGTCTGATAGCAAGTACAAGGTTCATAACCTTGCCTACAGCGTCAGCCAAGCCATGGCCAAGCACTGTAAACATTCCAGTAATTACATCAGTGGCAAAACTTGCAGCATTCATTACAGCCTGAAAACCTTTTTCAAGCTCAAAGGCTAAATTCACGTTTTCGCCGAAAGGCGCCAGCTCTTGAAAAAAGTGATTAACCCCTGCAATTAATCCGCGAACAGGAGCCATGACGGCTGCCAATGCAGCACCAAAAACCTCGACCGTAACAGCAGCAACTTGAAAAGTCCCTTTGAGCAATAAACCTAATTCTGATTGATCGGCAAAGATATTTGTAAAAGCGTTCTGCAAACGATTTAAAGCACCATTGATTGTGTCGCTAGCTTCGAATGCTGCTTTAGCTGCTGCGCCTTGCGAGTTCTTTTGGTTTTCAAGTAGCTGATTGTATTTTTCTGTATTATTTAACAACGCTAAAATTGATGGGCCAGCTTCAGTGCCAAATGCTTTAATTATTGAACCTGCATCAGCGCCAGATGCTTTTATTTTTTCTAATGTACCGGCTAAGCCGTCAGAAGCTAGCGTTGAACTGTTTACAGTAATTCCAAATTTTTCAAGCTCTTTGCCAACCTTGCCCGCTGCAATTTGTGCAAAGGCAGTTTTCAATGACGTAAATGTCACTTCTGCTCCTTGACCGCCTGCTGTAATTTGCGCGACTGCAGCATTTACCTCTTCAAGAGGGACACCTAACGCAGCCGCAACAGGCGCAACTTTTGCAATGTTTGCTGCATACTCACCAATAACGATTTTGCCGTCATTTTGCGTTTGTATGAAACCATCAACCAACTTGGCCGCTTTAGATGCTTCTAAGCCATAAGCGTTCAGAACAGACGTTGTTGCGTCACCCACAGTGTTGATGTCACTAAAGCCACCAGTTGCGCCAAGACTTGCCGCTTTTAAAATGTTGGCGGCATCAGCTGCATTTGTAAAACCAGCTGAGGCGACATCGTAAGCCGATTTTGTCAGATCAAGAACACTTGCTTGCCCTGCTAACTCACGACTGACCCCAGACAAACGTTTGGTCAAATCATCGCTATTTACACCAAGACTGCGAACTTTAGCTTCAGCAAAATCTTGCTGAGCTAAAACTGAAAAAACTTGGCCTAAGGATGCAACACCTGCAATGATTGCAGAAACAGGGCCAAGCGCCGTTTTTATAGCTACGCCAACTGATCTAATCCCTACAACAGCTGCTTTAGAACCGCCAGCTGCTGCAAAACCTGCCTTGCCTAAACCACGCAGGCTTGAGCCAGTGCTTTTTATTGCGCCTTGCGATCGGTTAAAAGTATCGTTTAGTTTTTTTGCGGAATTGTTAGCACTATTGAGCGCCTTAACCGCCTGAGCAGAGTTGACTTTTAAAAGAACGTTGGCAACTGCCACAGCCACTTTGCAGCGATGGCCTTATTCTACCTCCGCCGCATTTTTGCGCGATCCATTGCCCTCTCTTCTCTTTCGCCTTTTAACTGGTAATACGCAGCAAAATGAACAAGCTCCGCGTCTGTCAATTCAGTGCGAAGCTTGCTGACCGTCATTTTTAGTTCGCAGGCTAAGAAAAACTCAAAATTGAGCCAACTGTCCTGCTTCAATCGTTTTTTGCTTCTTCTATCTCAACGTCTTCTCCAACTCCAAACAAAAACAGCTCAATTTCGTTTAAAACTGATTCCGGCAGCTGTCGTTGCAACTTGGCTGCATCTGCAGGCGCAAATGCTTTAGTGCCATCTTCAAGCTCTGCTTTTTGGCACAGCATTTGTGTGCTGACGTCTAACGCCTCATCGTTACCGGCAAGGCTTTGAGCTTTTTTGCGGTCTGCGCGTGTAATTGGCGCAAAGTACAAATTTGCCAGCACTTCACCAGCCTCGTTTTTTAGCGCAAATTTACGACGCTGGTTAAGGTCAAACGCCTCAACCAGCAAGTCAACAGTGCGCTTAGAAGCAACCATTCAATCAATAAAGTGATTGCTTAAACTATAGCTCTATTATTCCAGGTTGGAAGTAATAGTGCCAGAAGTCACAAAGCTGCAGGTGACAACATCAAGCTCTCCGACAGTGGAAGTAATTTCCGCATCGGTAATAATCCCGGCAAAAGCAACGCTGTCAGTACCTGAAGTGCTGCCTGTCGTAAACAGCTCAAAGCTTGCATCTGTCGCGTCGTTTACCTTTACGACGTCTTCGATAAACGCAGCCTGTCCAGTTGCATCAGGGTCATAGACAAGCTCGACAGTGCCTTCGCCTGAAATCAAACCACCAACAAAATTGCGAAACGTATCACCATGATCTGTGGTTTCATACGTTTCCTTGGTGATTGTCAGGCTCCAGCTCCTAGTGCCGACAACAGTTGCAAGGCTGCCACCGCCAGTTTCAAACTGAACAGAACCTTGCTCTCCGCGAATGGTGGCCATGGTCAGAGTTCCTCGATGAATTCAAAGGTCACACGGACCTGAGTTTGCAGAAAGCCCTCGGGAGAAGCCTTAGCTAAAACCTCTGGACCAATTGGAGCGTCGAAGTAAACCCCCGACACAATGACCCTATTGTATAGGTCGCGAATCCTCTTGGCGATAACGTAGTTAGCGCCGACTCCAACACCAAGAGCGCTGAAAACGTTGATGGTGATCAGACCAATAACACGATTTTGAGAGTTAGAGGTCAGACCCTGCCCTAAATACTCACTTGCGCCAAATGACGTCAAACACTGCACCCAAGAAGAATTGGGCGTAGGGTCAAACGCCATATTGTGAAAAACAACCGGCACCACAGGAGCACTTGCAAGCTCAGTTGCAAGCCTGCTCTCCAGCACAGCGCGAATAGTATTAAGGTCAGCAGCTGCCATTAGTTGCGTCTCCTGAAAGCCGAAATAAATTTAGGCACTTCCCTTGTGGCAATTTCTTTCCCAATTCGATCAGGAAAACCTGGCTCAGTGCCTTGCCGGGTTTTGTATTCATTATTCCAGCTAGGGGGCAAGTTGTTGCCGTAAATTACAGGCTCGGCATATTCCATATTGTTTGTAATTTCAGCCTCAAGTCTGCCAACGTTGAAACGCCAAGCGTTCCGCAATCTCCCGGTGTCAACCGGAGTTTCTTCCTTTACTTGCTGCGTCCAGCTAATGGCTGTGAGTTTAACAACCTCTTGCAATTCTTCTTCCATCAAGTTTGCAATGTCTTTAATTTTGATTTGACGTGCCATCGTTATGCCCTCAAGGTTAATTCGTAGCTGATCGCAGTGGTTCCTTGCGGATAGGTCTCGACTGCAATAATTTGATAAACCACGCTATCGACAACAACTAAATCTTTTGTTTCAGGTTCTGCGGTCAGATCAGTGGCAGCAACCGTAAGTTTTTTGTCTTTAGTTTGATTTAGCTCGTTTTCTTTTCTTGCAACAACATCTGTCAAAACTCCTTTGACTTCTTCATCAGAAAAAGTTTGAGACACAGTTCCTGTCGCAGGATCGTAAGCACCAGCCGTCACAAAACGTATTGTCACGTCACCGCCAAGGGGCTTGATCGCCTTGCTGACTACGCCTTGTAAAGCTTGAGCTAATCCCATCAGGCGATATATCCAATCACAGTGCCAGAAGTCAGCTTGACCGAAGTCACAACAAGACCCTCAATGCAAGACGACGTATTGAAATTAATTGCAGTGGCATCGCCTCCAGCAAGGTTCTCGTCAATTCCTTCTGCTGTCAGCGTATGGATTACAGAATCCTCAAGCGCCATCAGCTTTACAAACTTGGCAGTGTGAGTTGCTGTGTCGGTGATGATCGTTGCCTTTGTAGGCTCAAATCCAGATCCGTAACCCATGATCAGCTCCGTTTGATTGCGATGTTGCCTGGTCCACTGATTCTAAGACCTGTCAAGTACCTTTCAAACATTGGCGGCACGCGATCAGCTCCAATCGCTCCAGACTTGTCAGGCGTTACCTCTATGTTGCCAATCTTGACGCTCTTAAAGTCTTCCAAGCCACCAAGGCTTATGCCGTCAACGTTGTTTTTCAAATAAACAGCTAACTCAATCTGAGCACGTTTGACTTGATCAGGAATTTCTGTATCAGTGAAATAATCCTCAGAAATCCGAAACGGAAAGCCAGTCGCGTAAGTATTGACGTACGTGTCAGGTTTTCTCACGCCAGTGCGAGGCCATTGCCTTGCTTGCGTATCTGTTGCGCGAGCACCTA